CAATCATACTTTCTGCATATGGTAAACTTCTCTCACCAAATTCTTTTTCAACAGCCGTCATTACTGCTGTTTCGCCTTTTGGAAATTTATTAGTTGTGTAATCATAATAACTTTTGATTAGCTCTTCTAATTTTTCCGATGGTTTTCTTTTGTCGTCTTTTTCTTTGCCTTTTTCGGCATCACGTTCTGCGCCTTTTGCCTTTACAATCTTTTTTAATATCTTAGGATCAAAATATCCTTTTTCTGGATGGTCTAATGGTCGAGCTTCTGTTGGTACTTCTGCTGGTGCTTCTGCTCCACCTTCCATATCACCAGTATCAATTTGTGAATGTACATCTGGTGCGTGTGCTTTAATCCATTTCATTACAAGTGGTCTTACACAAATATCGGAATTTTTTTGTCCAACTTTGCGGAACATTTCTTGTAGTTTTGGATCATCAATTATTCCAGCTAAACTTTCAATTGCGTTTGCACCATTTTCACCTGCTGGAAAATGTTGTGTCATTAATTCATTAAGTTTATCAACGGCTTGTGCTTTATCTTCATCTGAACCATCTGTTAATGCATTTTCTTGTTCACCAACAATATAAGAAAGAACTTTGTCATATTCTGCTACTGGATCAAATCCTCTTTGTAGATCCGGTTCCAATTCTTCGCCACCGTGTGAATATTTGTTATCTCGTTCAGACCATTGTTCTTCAGCATCATCTTGCATATCTTTCAGTATCTCAGCCGCCTGGTCTTTAATTGGCCATGAGTTAAGTCCGTCCTCAAAATCATGAGAACTTAAACGAGCTTTATTAAATCCTTCATCTCTCATGTCACCTGTAACTGACTTAGGATCAACTTGTACTGTTCCACTTTCATGATCAACATGAGCTGTATAACGTAAGTCAGCCCAAGATTCTTCACCATCGTCGCCAACTACTTCCCACTCAATTGATCCCTCAAACTTATCTGGATCAAATCCTTCGTCTTTCTTTGTGTTGTCGCCAGTTTTTAATTTTTTTCCTTTGTAATGTGGATTCGCTTGTCGAATTTCTTCTTCATCATCGTCTGGTGCGAGTGCTTTTTTTGATCCAGCTATTGCTCCACCAACAGCTTTTCCAACTCCTCTGCCAACTGCTAATGCACCTCGTGCCAAGCCGCCAGCCACTGCACCGACTACAGGTAAAATTTCATCTGTTCGGTCTGGACCAATCACGTCAACTTTCTTAGAGTCGTTAACAAGTTTATAAATGTAAGGGAATACACTTTTTAATTCTTCGTTAAATGATCTAACAGTTAATTCATCAATCCAACTATTAGTAACATCTTCTGGAACTTCTTCCATAACTTCTTGTTTATAATTTGCAACTGCATCTTTATAATAATTTTCACGTTGCAATTTTAAGCATTCTTTTTTAACAGATTCTAATCGTTCGTTAACAACATCAATATATTGTTTTAAACCCTCTGCCATAACTGCTGAGCGATTCATATATGTTTTAAACTGACGTAATTTTGCTAATTCTTCACTTAACCCAACAATATGTTTACCAAAATCATCATAGAGATTACCGCCGCCATCGACGTGACGTGCTAATGCTCTTGCACCATTTAAGTGTCTGTATGGGTATTTGTATCTTTCGCCATTGTCGCTTTCAATATAAATGCTATGAACGTGTTGGGTTCTTGAACCAGGTATTTCTAAATTAACTGGTTGGTTGTGCTTTAATACTAAACGAGCAGTTCCAACATCTTCATAGCTTGTTCTACTCGTTCCGTACATCGTTGATTCTCTCATTGCGTTGTCTCCGGAACTAGTTTTCGTTAAATGTGCATAATCTCGTTTATCGAGATTTGACTTTGTAATATCACGTGTATCAAAATTTAACATATTTTTCTTCGAAAATACTCTTAATTCTTTTAAAAAATTGTACCAATCATCTTTAACATCATCTGATTCATTAGTTATAAAATCGTTATTAAATGTTATTACTACACCAGATTCTTCATTAATAGTTATGCTTACTTTACCTAATATTTCTTCACCGTTTTTGAAATCAAAGTCAAAATATCGTGCCATTTTTGGGTCATCTGTAACTACTCCTGTTTCATCACCTAATGTAATTGATGGAAAACGTCCCCTAATCTTAGCAAATAAATTCTCTGATATTTTATCCATTGTGTTCATGTTATTATTTATCTAGGAAACGTTGTGACCATGATCGGCATAGGCGGCACAAATTCTTCAGCTTCTTCGTCAGCTTGGTTAAATGTGTCATATACTCTAGGATCCCATGCTTTTAATACAGTTATTATACGCATTGTTAATACACTAGCCATAACTAGATCATCAGTTTCTCCTGGCTTTGCTTTATAGCTAGAACCAGCCGCAACAAATCCTTTTAGCTCAGTAATGAGTAACTTACTGTTTATTTTTAGCCTGTCATTTTCAACCATAGTCTTTAATTTAGCACAAGCACTAATTTTGCTTATATGTGTTGTATTAAAGCCTCTGCGAAATTTACGTATATGTCCTTTTTTTATAGGTTCACTAACAAACATTCCTGGTATATTTTCTTCACCAAAGTCATTAACAACAATAAGTGCACCTTCACCAATAGCATTATTTTCTACACTCCAATAAATGTTTTGACCATCAGTTCCACATTTATCTTTGATATAAAGACAAATATCTTTCATAATTCTAACTTGAGTAGGTATAGGAGTTGTATTATGTCGCCATTCTGCAATTTGAATATATGTAGGTAATTCAATTACTTGAATAGCCGCATAATCTCCACCCGTACCCATTGAAGGGTCTAAAGCAATAACGTAAGTTTTATCAGCAGTTGGAGTTCCATACCAACGAGTTTGTCCCATATTAAGTATAGGATCTACTCCTTCTAATGTAGATAATTTAATTGCATTAATTAATGTTTCATCGTAAACTAAAAATTCGCAACCATACTCACGTCTAAAACGTTCTTCACCGATACGCCCTACTTCTGCTTTCATCCAGTCATCATCTCTATCTGGATGTTCATCCCAATTAGCAGTAAATCCATGAAAGCCATTTATACCTGCTTCTTGTTCATTTCCGTTTTCGTCAAATTTGTTTTGTGATTCTTTCCATATAATTGCAAACGTATCTTCGTCTGAGTTTGGTGTTGAAGTAATAATTGCACGACCACCTGTTGCTAGTGTTGGTGACATTGAAGTCCAAAACTCATCAGCAATACTAGGATTAACAAATGCAAACTCATCACAGTATAGTAAAGAGATAGACATACCTCTACCAGTATTACCTGTAGTAGTAGCACTTACTAATCTACTACCGTTTTCAAATTCCATTGAACCTTTATTATAGTTTGTGACACCTGCACGAATAAAGTCTGGACATAATTCATATCCGTAACGAACACGTTGCATAATTTCTTGAGCACCAGCAAATTTATGTGCGGCAATTAATATTGTTTGATCAGGATGGAACATAGCATACCATAAAAGATATGCAGAAGCACAAGTTGTTTTACCACTTTGGCGTGGTAGCATATTAACATTAAATCTATGATTATGATATGCTTCCATAAGTTTTATTTGATATGTATAAGGATTGAATAGCATCTTGCCATCAACAGGATGTTGTATATTGTAGAAATTTTTGGAAAAATAAAGGAACCCAGACTCTTCATCCATGCACCTTTTAAGGTGTTCTATTTCTTGCTCACCAAATTTTTCACGTGTGTGGGCTTTTTTAGTTAAGACACCATCTAAACTTTTTATGCTCATGATAGTATTTATTGGCAAAAATAGGACCCGAAAGTCCTATTTGAGTTTACAATATGGGAGGAAATATTGTTTTTAATTATTATGTTAGTGTAATACCAGTTACAGCCGCTACAGTTGTACCAGTAACATCGATATCATTTGGTCCAACGTCGTCGCCTAAAGCACGTATTCTTGCTTGAATATCACCTGCTGAAAGAGCCGCATCTGTAATAATATAAATTAAGCCTGTGTTAGCATCAACTAATTGATACATTAAAGGATTAATTTCTTTAATAACCATTTCGCCTGCTTCATCAACAGCATCATCTTCTGCTCTTAAATCAACAGCCGTTCCGCCGTTAACTTTTACAGTTACTAAAAAGCCTTTAGCATTATGTTGATATAAAGTACCAACTGTTACACCTAGTCCGTTTGTTCTTGTAAAGCCTACCATTACTTATCTCCGCTCATTTTTTCTGACAATGAAGCCGCTAGTTCGCTTTTAATGTTGTTTTCTAAACGAGTTAGCTCTGCTCTAATAGCCATTGGATTGTCACCACCTGCTACTTTTGGATAAGATTTTTTAGGACCGTTTAATCCGCCTGCTAAATCTTTAGTCATAAGTTCTGTGTCGCCATATTTTTCGTCTGGTTGGTTAGCATAGTCTGTTTCTTTAGGACCATACTCACTTTCGATAGCGTCGGCCATTCGATTGTAAATTTCTTCATGGTCATCGTCTGGATGTAAACCATGCTGAACTGAAACTTCATCGTACATACCTTGTAATGCTTGTTCAACCTCAGGACCATGTTTTCCTCTCATGCCTTGATCTATTAATTCATGACTATCATTGCTAGTAGCAATTTTAGTTAAGAAACTATCAGATCCGTGGTCTTCTGTTGCTTCGCCATCATCGCCAGAATCTTTATCACCGTCACCAATTCCGCCTAATTTTATAATGTCCATACCTTTAATGTCACCGTCTGGTCCACCGTCTGGTCCACCGACTGGTTCTGGTGCATCCATTCCACATGGAGATGGAGGACCTTCTGGTTCATTACCTTTGTCAACAATATCTTTAAACTTATCTATGTCGCCCCTCATATCACCTGGGCTTAACAAATCTGGACTAACAGGTTCAGCTTTTTCTAGGCCTGCGTCTTTCATTAATCTTAAAAGTTTTCCAACGTCATCAGCAGTTTCGCCTGACATGGAAATATTCATTGATGCCTGTTCATTCATGCTATCAATTTTTTTATAAATGTCATTTAGTTTCATTATTTGCTCCCTACAGGACTAGTTTTACCGGGTTCTCCGATTTCGTGTTTTTGATCTGGATTGTTCATACCATCTGGAACTTGTTTATTTTCTCGTTCTGCACGAGTCTTTTCAAGTTCTTTTAGCAAATCCATAGTTTTATTTGCACCTACTTGTTTTTGTGCATCTTTATCTGCACCTTCCATATCACTACCTAAGTTAGCAGTATAAACTGAATCAGGATCTCGTTCTCCTATCATTCCTTTGCTATCTTGATATTGCTCTTGTGGTGCATTTGGATCTCTCACAATAACATGAGATTCTTCAAGACCACAGTTCATTGCAATATACTGTTGTAGTACTTGGGGTGTAGTTGGATAACCTAGTTCAACGTCATAGTAGTGAACATGGGTGTTTTGCAACTGTGGAAAATCTAGAGGTCGTTCAGTAATAGGAGTACGTTTACCCGCACTCATATTTTCAACCTTAAACTTCTGCAATACCATTTCTAAGTGATCAGTATAGCCTTCTGGCAAATCGCCTGCTACTCCTACTTTAAAAGAGTACGTCTTTTTTGCTTCGTTTAGATGTTCAACAAATGTTTTACTCATGACTTTGTTTTCCCGTTATAATGTTATTTATCTATCTTCTTTAGTTTTTCTATAAGGCTATTACGATCGGATATAACATATCCTTCCCCATTTACTAAAGTTTCACCATCAATAGACCCTTCTTTATCCTGTTTTTCCTTTTTAAGCTGTAATTCTACCATCTTAAGCTTCTTATCTAGCTTGGCGTTTTTAGCATCAAGATTGGTTTTAAGCATTTGACCAGCTACTTCAAATACACGGCCTGAATATCGTGATTCAACATTCATGCCCAAATCCATTAAATCTTCATATGCTGACATGGCTTTATCAGATACTTCATTAAGCTCTTTATCTGCTAATTCCCCTAAACCTTTTACTTGTGGCAAAGCGGCTGTAATCTTATCAAATTCAGCTATTTCACGAAACGTTTCTTTTTGTTCCTGCTTTGCTTCAACCTTTGCCTTCTGTTTTTCTTCGTCAATAATTTCTTGAGACTCGGGTAAGTTTAAAAGTTCTTCTAATTTTTTTGTCATCTTTTTTCCCTGTAATCCTTTAAAGCTGACTTGATTGCATCTTCGGCTAAAACTGAACAATGAATTTTAACTGGTGGTAATGATAGTTCTTCAACTATTTCTGTATTTTTTATTTCTTGTGCTTGTCCTACAGTTTTACCTTTTAGCCATTCAGTTGCTAAACTTGAACTAGCAATAGCAGATCCGCAACCATATGTTTTAAATTTTGCATCTACTATTGTGTCATCTTCTACTTTAATTTGAAGCTTCATTACATCACCACACGCCGGAGCGCCAACCATCCCAGTACCAATACTTGGATCATCTTTATCAAAGGAACCTACATTCCTTGGGTTATTATAATGGTCTAATACTTTTTCACTATATGCCATAATAATCTCTATTGTTTAACTACGTATATTTATCGGTTATTTGCGGTTAGCTTTTGGCTTATGGAAGATGTCGTTTTCATTAATAACACGGAAAAGAATTTTACGGCGTTTACACCAATGTCTAGCGGCTTCAAATTTAGCCATATTCCTTACATATTGAGCTTGTCTAAATTTATCTCGCCCAACACTTTCTTTTTTCATTTGGTTTTCAGGTTTAACTTCTATAAGTTCAACATGACCTTTACCTTTTCTATCAGTATATTGAATCATAAAGTCAGGAACATAAACAGTAAGTTTTGCTGTTAAAGGATCTTTGTATGGAATTTTAACTGATTCACTTGCCCACTTTGCCACTGAAGGACTTTCGTCACAGAAACGCATAAAAGCAAATTCCCAACTTGATCTATATAAAGGAGTTTTTCTACCTAAGTATTTGTCTGCATTCTTAAGAGTAAAACGACCTTGTGCAAACTTTGCCATTGTTACACCAATACGTTGCGTGTCTCTAATTTATCAGTAGATGGATGTAATTTATATCCTAATGTACTAATTTTTGATCGATTGTAATTTAATACTTCTGCTACAATAGAACTTAATTGTAAATCGTCTATACCTTTAAGTGTATCTAAAAGTTCAAATACATTAACATTGTCTATTTTTGCTTGTTGCATTAATATTGTGCCAATAGTTTGAGCACTAACTTTATCAAAGTCTCTACTTTCAAAATAACCAATAACTGCATCAACTTCATTACTTGGAAAACTTAATGTACCTGTAAAATATCTATTTAAAAATGATTTTACTGTATCTGAAGAATCAGTATCACCTTTTCTAGGTAAATTAATTAGTTGCGATTCTGGAGTTACTATACTAGTTGTTGTTTCTTCACCTAAGCTCATGTTATACCTCTATGCTCACTGGTGGCACGATCACTGGCACCTTTAAGTTTTGATTATTTTCTAATATTTTTGGAAAATTTTCTATTGCCTTATCTAGATGCGGTTGTAAGTCAGCAACAGATAAGTTATCCATAAAGTTTTTCGCGTCATTAATATTTGCAGTTCCGCCGTTTTCTTGAAATGTTTGTAAAATACTTGTTGATAAAGCAAGTTGTTTTTGTAAACCTTTATTACTAATTAATGAAGTTAATGTATCAGCACTTGATCCACTAGTAAAGTTTTTCGCAACTTGTGTTATGGCGCTTACACCTATAATAGAACTAGTTGTACTTGCAACAAGACTTCCTACTCCTGTGCCTTTTGGAAATAATGTATTAGCTACTCCACCAACTGCTGAATTATTTACATTACCAAGTGCACCTTTTAAAATATTAAATCCTTCTTCACGTAGTCCTCCACGTGACAAACCTTTTGCATTTTTAAAAACGTTAGCACCTTTTAATACAGTACCAATAAGGCCACCAAGACTACCAGTTGCTTTTCCACCAGCAATATCTCCGAGAACATCTAATGCCCCGGATGCAACACCACCTTGACCAAAGAAAGCAGTAACGCCGCCACCTTGAAGTGTTAATGGACTTGGAGATGAATCATAGTGTCCAGATGCTGATCCAAACATTTTCGGAGCAGTACCTGATTTAACTGGACCACGTGCATACCATACAGTTTCGTATTGAACTGTCATCTGATTTGATACAACACCACTATCACTATTATCTAAAGTATCATGTTGCCAACTTGAAATTATAGGATTTACTAATGTATAAGAAGTATATCTTCGTCTTGACATTTGAAAAATTTGAATACTATGAAAGAAATTCTTAAGTTGATCATTGTCCATACCGAAACGATGTTTATTTGATAGTGATCCACCTAAAGCATTGGCTCTATTATAAGCGCCAGGCGGACCGTTGTTTTGCTTTTCAGCACCAGGATGACCAGGTCCGTCGCCGGCCATAAAAGCATAAGTTCCATCTCTAAAATAATATCTATAATATGCTTCCCACATAGCAGTTGTTGTACCATAATTATCATCATGGAAGGTAATGCTAACAGGGTCGTAATCTAGTCTTGTTTGTAAATTACGTTTCTTATTATATTGATGTTTTAAAGTAGTGCTTATATTATATTTAGGTAAGTCAACAGACTTAACAAGCATATTAAGTTCTTCTGTTTTTAATTGTGGAATTACTTTTACTGCTTCTGCATTCAATGTAAATGATACATGATATAAAAATTTGTGTTTAGGAGCAAGACGATGATCGTCATTAGTATATAATGCTCTGGCGTGTTGCCAGTCACCAAGGTTACCCTTAGGGTTTGTAGCCCCTGCTAATATGTTATTAAAGAATGCTTGAAATTTGCTTGCCATACTATTATTTATCTATAAAAATAAGTGGGTATTTAAAGCGAAAAAAAGGGGCCTATTTTAAAATAGACCCCCTTTTAATTAGGAAATATTATATTTTAAAGTACTATTAAGTTGATCCGCCACCAGTAATAGCAGTATTAACTGTTCTACCAATAGCTGTACCAATTCCTGTACCTTGTGGTGTTTGTATAGCGTTATCATATCTAATTGATAAAGCAATAGTCACCGGATCGTTTGTACTATATGCTAATGTGTTGTAGTTTGCACTTTCACAGTAACAACCATAAAGTTCAAATGTCTCAAGTATGCCTGCCGGACTTGCGCCATTACCACCGTCTAAAATTTCAATTCTAGTTACGAATTTGTAATCGCTTCCTGAAGCCGCACTTGATTGTTCAAAAAAGTCAAATTGTTTCTGGATTTGCTCACCAACTAATTTTTGTACGTTGTTTGAAACATCTTCACGTAAGTTAAGTGTAATTGGTTCCCACGTATGTTTTCCTGCTAGGAATACACGTGAGTTATATACATCAACTGTGATCTGTTCAAAAGACACGTTAGGTCTTGTAACATCAACAACTTGTTTTGTTAACTCTGTTGTTGGTGTTGATCTACCAAAATTTTCCAATGTCACCCTAAAGCGATACTGGAGTTTTGGCATTAACAGCCCTTGATTCGATGCTGATGCACTTGAATCTAAAGGTACTGTAAGTTTTGATAAAGTCGAAATGCTCATTATAATATCTCCCTATTAGTAGTATTTATCATTTTACAGTCCCGCTATCTCACCAGTATTTTTAAGCCTTAGTGGAATGTAAATAAACTCTACTGCTTTAACTGGTTCTATGGCAATATCTAAATAAAGCTCATTACGATCAATTCTACTTGGTGTATTGTTCGACTCATCACACACAACTAAGAAGTCATAAAGTGCTCTTTGCCCAACTAATTCAAGTAACAATGTATCTGCTTGTGCCTTAATTTCGTCCCGTGTAATCTTATCATTTGGTTCAAAAATATAAGGTTTAGCAAGTTTCTTAAGTTGGCTACGTAAGTAAATTACCAAACGTGCTACATTAATTCTATCTAAAGAACTAGCATTTTTGGCTCTTGTTTTTTGTCCGTAAACTAAAAGACCTGCACCTGTCATAAATGTAATCGGGTTAATGTTGTTACTATACAACGTGTCCCTTTGTCCTTCGTTAAGTGCCGTACTTACAAATTCACCTTCACCATCAATGTATCCTGCCGCACTAGCGTTTGTAATTCCGCCACGTCTTGTACCTGCTGGTGCAAACCATGGAAACGAAACTTGATCGCTTAATGCGAATGTTCTTAATATACCATGACTTGGAGGAACAATTACGTTGTTACCTGCATTATCACTAGTGAATAAACTTGGATAAAACACGCCCAAGTATTCGTCACTTGTAACAAGTCCATCGTCATTGTCTTCAACTGCTAGGGCAGTATTTGTACCCCAGTTATTAAGTGTAGTTGCATCTGGTGTAAGTCTAAATGGACTGTCACCAATAATAAATGCACTTAGGCTTCTATCAGTGTTTAGTGTAACCATTTCACCAATTAGTTCTGAATAACCTGGACAAGCCATTAAGTTAAAGAGTCTTGATTCGTCATCTCTAATCTTTTGGTTACTGTTTACTAATGCTTGTAATGATTGTACAACAACTTTACGTTGAGCTTTACGTCCGAAGCTACCTGCGCCATTTGTTTGGTTAGCTGATTCAGTAACCCAACGGTGTGCATAGTAGGCATCTTGTGATTCGTCGCCAAATCTAATATTGTCTGCCGCTGTGTCTACATAGTTACGAGTAAATTTCTTAACATTAAATCCGCTTCTACGTAGATTGTAAAGCAACATTCCTTTTGGATAAAGTGCTGGATCTGGAGCGTCAATATCAACAAAGTTACTTACTAACATTGCCGCAATAGTTCCTGCTTTATCTGAATTAGCACCTGCTGTATTGTAACGTGCATCTGCAAATAAAACTCCATCTTCAGTTGTTTGATCACTTGAATCAAGCAATACCCATTTTAGAGTTGAGCCGTTATATTTGTAAATTTTAGGATAAACTTCAGTATCTGCTGTTGAAACCCAAATATCACCATGTCTCAATGCAGTACCATCTGATTGTCCATTTGCTACTGCTGGTTCTGTTGCTGAAACAATTGGTCCTGCTGGGTCAGTTTTGTCAGCTGATGCAACTGCATAATATGGAGCAGTTGAATCTTGATATCCTACCCAAGTAGTACCATTGTGAATCATTATGTCAACTTCGTCAACAATTGAACTGTACCAAAGTCTGCCGTCTGTTGTTAAGGCAGTTGGTGCATCGTCTCCTGCTGTATAAGTTAATACTTGCCAGTTACTTGCTACCCAATCATGTGTAGTGTCACCTGCCGGTACCTCATACAAATTAGGTGTTCCTTCTGTAGTACTTACATAAGAAACAAAGCCAGCCAATCCAAGTACGCCAGGCGCACTTGTATCATCTATTCTAAAATCTCCACCATCATTGTGTTCAATAACGATTCTGTTTGAAGCGTCTACTGATGCAACTATGTTAGTAAAGCCAGCTGTATTAATTTCACCTGCTACCAGTTCTGCATCAGTTGATGCACCTGTTGTAGTTACGCTGATTGTTTTATCTGCGCCAAGTGTTGCTGATCCTACAGTTGACTCTTGCATATTAAATGCATAAGTTGCCGCTGTAAGTTGAGTTGCAATTATATCACTCGTAATAGTTGTGTTTCCTGTAGATACACGTCTGAGAATTTTAAAGTCCCCAATATCTGTTGTTGCTTCTGCATTGTTGTAATTAACGTATAAAGAACCAACTGCTAAATTAACGCCACCGCCTGC